AAATAACCCAGACAGTCACCAGGTAAGACCAACGCACCCCAGGAAAGGAGCTCAGCGTGAGAACTGCTGCTGATATCCGCAGAGAAAACTGCCGGTATTTGTTAGACACAAGATTTCAAGGCGTTAAAAACCGCATGGCTAACGCGGTTGGCGTCACCCATATGCAGATAGCCCGCCTATTTCACGCAGGAGAATCCCGCAGGAACATGGGCGATAGGCTTGCTAGAAAGATCGAGGCTGCACTGAGCCTCGAGGCTGGCTGGCTAGACCAGGATCACGCCAAAACTGACACGATTATGCAGAAGATTGCTGGTCTTGATGCAGAAGGCCGTCAGGCTGTAGAGAAAATGGTTGATGCCCTAGTAAGGAATCAACGAAGCGACTGACTATAACGAGGTCGGAGACTCGCCCGGCTTCTTCTAATACTTGCAAGTTTTCCAATAAGCTCTTGCTATTAACTTCTTTTTCGCACATCGCAGCAGCCTCTAGGATGACGGAAGCCTGCCCCATTACTTAGCCCCCAATAGATAGGTCACGATCGACGAATTACCTTAATTCATATTTAGGTTTTTGCCAAATTAAAATTCTATCATAAAGATAGAAAATACTATGATCCAATAAATTCCTTGATTGCTTATCTTTTTTGGACTAGATTTCACTCATAGCCCGCCACCAAAGGCCGGCGTTAAGGAGAAATCATGTCCGCAACAGCAATAACCAGGGCCGCTTCCGTTGCCCGCGAAACTATTGAGGTATCACAAGTCCGGGGCGCTGAGATCGTCACCCCCGAAGTCCACCACCACTGCGTCTTAGCTTGCATGGGCGCGCCAGACACCAAGAAGGCGACCGTCGCCTGGTTCACCGGCTTCTTCGATGAGATGAATTGCAAGCCCCACCGCTACGACTTCCGTACACCCAAAGGCATCCCGGAGTATTACCACCTGGGTTATGAATTTGCCTACGTCTACAGCCAACAGCTCGATGCACTGAGCGCTCGAGAGGAGGCTGATTATGTTCAGTGACCAGAACGATCTTATCTGCAAGGCGTTTGTACAAGCCCGCAGCAAACTCAGAAATCCACACCGAGACAGCCAGGCGGCTCGAGGCAAGTACGCAAAGCTCGAGGCGATCGTTGCCTTAGTCAATCCGATCCTGGTCGAGCACGGTTTAACCTTTACCCAAACGGTCAAATGCACCGCTAACCATATGCGCGTCAGGACTACGCTGATCCATGAATCTGGTCAGACCATGTTCACCGACAGCGCACCTATGCAGTTTGGTGACAAGCCTACGCCTCAAACCATTGGCGGTTTGACTACATACGCAAAGCGCTATGGATTGCTGGCCATGCTGGGAATCGAGCACGATCTGGATGATGACGGCCAGACCGCCATGCAGGCGTTTATCAGCGACGATGAGGACGCAGACGGGCCGAAGTCAAAAGGCAAGTCCAAGACTCCGGCCAAGGCAGCAAAGCTGGAGATCAAGGCCGAGCCCGAGCCACCAAAAGCCCCGGAGCAAAAAACCATTGATGCCCTGGCGAAGAAGATCGCTGCCGGGGATCCGATTGCCGGAGCGATCCAGCTCCTCAAGGCGAAGGGATTGGTCGCCACCCCGGAGCAAATGAAGATCCTCGAGGACGCAGTCCCTAATACTGGGGAGGCCGCATGATCTACGTTGACTTAGACCAGGGCACCCCCGAGTGGAGAAACTGGCGTGACGAGCACTGGGGAGCCTCTGACGCTAACAAGCTGATGGGCTCCAGCACAAAGAGAAGCACCCTGCTGCATGAGAAAGCGACCGGGGAGAAGGAACAGTTTGATAAAAGGACTCTGGAGCGATTTGCCAAGGGCCACAGGTCGGAAGCAGCCGCCCGACCGATCGTTGAGCGCAAGCTCGAGCAGCCCCTGGCTACGCTCTGTGGCGTTATCGAGCCACACCAGTTTCCGGAGGGGACGCCGGAAAACGTCATCAACACCCTATCGATAAAGCTGTCTGCGTCATTTGACGGCATCACCTCAGACGGCAAACTGATCTGGGAGCACAAGGATGAAAACCAAAAGCTGATCGAGTCACTAGACCGAGGACTGGTTCCGGCCACCCACTACTGGCAACTGGAGCACCAGCTCCTCGTATCCGGCGCGGAGAAAGCCATCATGTGCTGTTCTGACGGCACTGCCGAAAATATGCACATGGCTTGGTACACATCGAAGCCGGAGCGCAGAGCGAAGCTGATCGACGCCTGGATGCAGTTCTCTAGGGATGTCGAGAATTATCTACCACCGCTAGATGCCAGCGAGCTCGAGGATTTTCGGTCGCTCGAGAATCGCAGGAGCCTCATCGCAGATCAGATGCTCGATCTGAAGGAGCAGGACGAAGCTATCAAGCAGGAAATGCTGCACTGGCACGAAGTCAACGCACACGCAAGGCAGAAGGTGCAGGGCCGAGAGTGGCAAATCATCCCCATCAAAGGCCGCAGCTCTATCTGTTGGGAAAAAGCATTTAAAACCGAAGCCCCGCACATCGATCTGGAAAAGTACCGGGTTCATGGCGAGGACAGTGTTCAAGTAAGGAGAATGAAATGACCGTTAATACCGCAATTCTTATTGGCAACCTGGGCAAGGATCCAGAGATCAAAGTCCTTCCTTCTGGCAGTCGAGTTTGCAACGCAAGCATTGCCACAACTGAAAACTGGACAAACAAAGACGGATCCAAGGGGCAGGAGACAACCTGGCATGACCTAGAGATTTGGGACAAGCAGGCAGACAACTTCCATAAGTATCTGAAAAAAGGCTCAAAGGTATATGTGGAGGGCTTAATCAAGAAAAACAAAAACGAAGAGAATGGCGTTTGGTACACGAAGGTCAAGGTTAAAAACTTTCAGTTCCTTGATTCCAAGGGCTCCAGCTCCGGCGACTCTGAATCTAGCCAGGGCTCAGCTTTCGCAGAAGATGACATCCCATTCTAGGAGGCAATCATGGAGCACATAGCCGACATCAGCATTGCTAAGCGCATGGATGACAACCGCCGCAAGCTAGACAGAGCGATCGAGAAAGCGCACCAGGAGCTCGATGGCGACCCGGACATGGTGAATAACCCGCCTCACTACCACATCGCTGGTACTGAGGTGGTTCATATCCTCGAAGAGATGGGCCCGCATTACAACGGAACAGAGGGCTTTCACATCCTGACCGCCGTTCAGTATCTGCTCCGGGCCCACAAGAAAAACGGCTGGCAGGATATTGAAAAGGCGCACTGGCATCTTTCCAGGGCCGTCACCGTAGAGGCGTCCAGTGATTAAAACCCGGGCGGATGTTATCCGCTGGGCAAACATTCTGATCGAGCACCACATGGTTCATGCCGCGGAGGATGAGTCTCCGCCGGAATTTATCAAGGTGGATCCCGTCGATTTAATCCAAGCAGCCATTGCCCTCGAGACTGAGGGCTTTGGCTTGCCCACTTCATTCGACAAACCAAATGACTGACAACATGACAACGAAAGACTGCCCCTCATGCGGGAAGGTCGCAGTCGAAGTGATTTCGTATGCCCGCAGCGATAAGCCGGAAGGCGTGAGGATCGGATGGTATTGCAGCTTTTGCCGCAACTGGGATCCGGCGATCGGCAGAGAGAGGAAGGTCAAATGACAGAAACGCCAGGTCAACTCGATGGAATGGACGAGCGCATAGTAGTGAACGGAGTCAGGTATCGCAAAGAAACTGACGAAGATTACAACTGCGTCGAAATACTACGGTACTGCGACCAGAATGGAGAAGGCACCATCGCCTTGTCTCAAAGGTTTTTGGATGAGCCCAATTTATTTAAAGCTGATGTTCTCAAAGACTGGATCGGAGAGCTCGCCGATGAATACAACAAGATACTGGAAGAGGGGCTGCTCTAAGTGGCTAACTTGATTGCACTAGATAAGTGGTGTGAAGATACTGGATTCCCAAAATCAACCTTCCGGGGATGGAAGGGGCGCTTACGGCAGGGCAAGCACTACTTCGTGCTTGGCAGAGTTACTTCCGTTGACCCAGAGGAAATCGACAAGTGGCTAAGGGACTTAGGTACAGAAAAGGAGCTTGGGAAGCCCAGGTCACAATCCACGGCCAAAGGTTCTACGAAAGATTCAAGTTCGCAAATAGTGACGCTGGACTTCGCAAAGCAATAGCCGCCTATGACGCTTGGATCAGCCGGCTATCCCACGGCGAACAGCGTTATGACTCCGCAGTACCCTTCGGCAACATCGCTCAAGCCTACCTAGACCAGTCCGATCTCAAGCCCTCCACCGGGCAGACCTACAAACAGATCCTCAATCAATACTGGATGCCGGCGCTGGCAACCAAGCCGATCTATACGATCCGGCCGTCTCACATCCGAGAGATTCTGGCTGGGCGTGACGTCAGCCAGAAAACTAAGCGTAATTCCCTAATCCCGCTGCGGGGAGTGTTTGACCTAGCGATCGAGGAGGAGCTGATCGCATCGAACCCGGTCGACGCAATCCGGCTAAAAAAGCACCAGAAGCCGCCGATCATGCGATTCACCCCGAAGGAAAAAGAATCTCTCCTGGCAAAGCTCGATGGGGATAATCTGTTCTTCTTCACGGTCGCCTTTGAGACCGGGATGCGAACGGGCGAGATCCTGGGGCTGAAGTGGGAGGACATCACGAACGATACGATCACGCTTACCCGGGCAATGGTGCGTAGGCGTATCACAGACCTCAAGACATCCAAGGTGCGGTCAGTGTATATATCGCAGCGACTCCACAAAATCCTACACAACCACCCAAGAAGATTTGCCGGGGGCTATGTGTTCCGC